AAGTGTCCTTACGCGAAAAGATTTTGGCTGCGGAAGATATTGAGTCGGAAATGGTTGAAGTCCCAGAATGGGGTGTCACTGTTGAAGTTCGAGGAATGAACGGTGCTGATCGTTCACGGATTTTGGAGACAGCGGCAGCCGGGGATGACGGAAAAATTAGTATCGGTTCTATGTATGCCGAAACTGTTATCGCTTCAACTTACGATCCTGAAACAGGTGAAAGGATTTTTTCTGAGTCCGATTTTGTTTCTTTGATGGAAAAGAGTGCTTCAGCAATTGACCGTTTGGCTACGGTTGGGATGCGCTTGTCTGCGATGGATGGGAAAGCGACAGATAACGCTAAGGTCACGTTTCCTGAAGAAACCTCATCGTAGGTTTTTGTTTGAGTTAGCAGAAAAACTTGGTCGCACGGTTGGTGAGTTGCTTTATGGCTCATCTTCTTACAGGCCGATCACTTCAACCGAATTGACGGAGTGGTCGGCGTTGTGGGAGTTACGAGCATACGAACAGGAAAAAGCGTCAAAACGTCGGAAGTAGTAAGGAGGTGTCGGTGTGTCTGTTGTAACTGTTGAGGCTAAATATATTGCCGACACCTCTCAGTACATTAAGTCGCTTCAGGCTGCTACTGCGGCCACTAATGCTTTTGCAAAGTCGTTACCTAGTCTTATTTCTTCTCAAAATAATATGGGTAATTCTGCAAGAAATATGGGTGATTCAGCGGAGAAGGCTAGTAAGGGTTTCACTGTACTCAAAAACGCTATTGGTACGGCTTTAGGTATAGCCACTTTTGGTGCTTTCAAAAACATGACTTCAACTCTAAAGAATTTTGCTAAGGGTTCTTTTGATGCCGCTGCCCGTAGCGAGGAACTTGATATTGCTATGGTGGCTATTGGTAAGTCTACGGGTTATGGTGCGACTGCTCTTGGAGAGGCAACTTCTTCTATTCGTGACATGGGTATTGAGTTAGGTGCCTCCCAACAGATTGCTATTGAGTTCGCTCAAAACAATTTGGATTTGGCTTCTGCTTCTAAGGTTGCTCGTGTCGCTCAGGATCTCGCGGTTATTTCTGGTCAAAACTCTACCCAAACAACACAAACTTTAACTCAAGCAATTATTACTGGTAACTCCATGTTACTCAAATCTGCTGGTATTAGCACAATGGCAAGTGAGGGTTATGCTGATTACGCAAAAGAAATAGGTAAAACCGCTGGAACGCTGTCAACTACTGAAAAACAGCAAGCCATTACCAACCTGATACTTAAAGAGGGCGGGAAAGTAGCAGGTACTTATGAAGGTGCCATGAATTCTGCGGGTAAAGTTTTGCGTTCTTTCGCAAGAATAATAAACGATATTCAGATCGAAATTGGTAAGGTGCTTCTTGCTGGTTTAGGCCCCCTAATTAAAGGGGCTTACGATTTGCTCAAGGCTTTCAGTTTATCCCTGCGCGAGGGTGGGGCTTTTTCTAGCGTTTTAGGAAACTTGGCTACGAGTTTCCAGTACCTTTTAGCGCCGGTTGTCAGATTCTTAAACAGAATGGTTGAAATGGCGAAGTCGGGGGAGGGGTTGCAGCCAATAGCGGATAAGGTTAATGATCTTATTGTTAAATTTAATTCAATAGTTTCTGTTGTTCACAAAGTTCTTGCCGCTATTCTTCCTTTGGTTCCTGCTATTGTTGCGTTTACTGTCGCTGGGTATTTGGGTTACCAAACTTATCTTTTGTATAAAGCAATTCCCGGCTATTTGAAAAAAATAACGAGTGCTATTGAGACAGCACGAATCAAACAAATGCTTTTCAACTCAGCGGTTTTGGCTAATCCCTACATTCTTGTTGCCGCCGCCATTATTGCGGCTCTCGCACTTTTAGCGGCTGCATTCAAAATAACTTATGACCGATCTAAACCGTTGAGGGACGCAGTAGACAAACTTGTTCTTACTTTTAAGAACATTGTTTTAGTTATTATGAATGACATTCTTCCTGCTTTTACAAAAACTTCAGATACCGTAAATAATCTTCGTAATAAAAGTATTGATCTTAGTAGTATTTTTGACACGATTGCAAATGTTCTCAGTAAATTTTTAGTACCTGTTGTTGAGGCCATTATTACTTATTACAAGGTTCTGGCTAATGCAGTTCGAGTTTTAATTCAATACTGGAAGATTCTTTACAAAATAATTGAAATTATTGTAGTTTTGCTCAAAAAATCTTTTATCGCAACGTGGAATGCTGTGGGTGCCGCACTCAAATTTGTTTTGGACAAGTTAGGCCCTGTTGGTGCTTTGTTTAAGAGAGTTGGGAAAGCAATGGCTGATGCTTTTTCCAACATTGGTTCAATAGTAAAAAATGCTATGGCTAACGTGGTTGGGTTTATTGAGAACGCCATAAATAATGTTATTAACGCTGTAAATTTTTTGATTGGCATTGTAAATAAGTTACCCGGTGACGATATTATTTCTGAAGTTGGTGAGTTCAAGTTTTCTAATTTTGATGCTCCTAGTGTTCCTTCGCGTGACAATGATTTTCTGGGTGCTGAGGGGCCAAAGCGTGTTACACCAGTGGACGGGGGAGGTGGGAAAGATCCAGATCCAGACCCGCCACCCGGAGGTGGGAAAGATAAAAAGGATCCTCTTGCTGAGTTGAAGAAAAAGTTGGATCTTGTTCTTGACGCTTTCAAAAAAGCGTCTGCTGCTTTCATGTTTTTTAGGGACATAGTGGATGGGACTGAAGTTAAGTTTGGGGAGATGTCTAAGTTGGAGGCGGCTTTTGGGGAGGATTCCAACATTGGTGGGATTATTTCTCAGTACGATGCGTTAAGCCAAAATTTGAAGGATCTTTACAGTCCATTGTTGGACGTTGAAATGGTTGGTAAAAAAACCGCTAAGGCTAACCGTGTAGCAATGAACGCGATTCAAGGTGAACTTGATTCTTTAACTCAACATGCTATTGATTTGTTGAATGAAAGAAAAAGGATTCAGGAGGCTATGACTAAACTTTCAGAGGATTACGGGGTTATTACTTCTGGTATTAACGAGAAATTTAATTTGTTGGACGAGGCTGCTGCTAAATCTTTGAAGGAGATTGGGGATCGGTTTGATGGGATTATTCCCGTTTTAGAGAAAGCCCTTGCTGCTGCTAATGCCGCTTACGAGCGTGAAAATGCGGTTTTGGATAAACTTGTTTCTGAACGTGAAGGTTTTTTGAGTAGTCTTAGTGATGGTTTCCGTGCATTTGCAAATAATTTTAAGGTTGATGAAGGTTTATCTTTCACTCAATCTTTACAGGATCGCGTAAAAAGTGTTCGTGAGTTCACTACTAACATTAAATCTTTGCTTGCTCGCGGTTTAGATCCATCTCTTGTTCAAGATTTTATTGCTGCTGGTGTTGATTCTTCTGGATTGGTTGTTGCGAATCTTGCTCAGGGTTCTGGCGTGGATATTTCTGCTATTAACGCGGCTCAGGCTGAGTTGGCTGCTTTAACTTCTGATTTTCAAACAACTGCTTCTCAACAGTATTTTGATATTGGTATTGCTCAGCAGGAGGCCATTGTTGCTCCTTTGCGTACTGCCGCTCAGCAGGCTCAGAATGCTTTGAACATTTCTCAGGCTGCGCGTGAAACTGAGTTGGCTGCCGCTCAAGCACATAGTCAGCAGTTGCGTCTTGATCGTGAGGCTGAACTGCTTACGGCTGAGCAAAACTACAAAACGGCTGGCGATCTTTTGGTGGCTAATCAGAAGGACGTTAACGATAAGTTGAATGAAAACGCTAAGGCTGTCAATAAACTTTTTTCTGATTTGAGTGACCCTACAACTGGTATTCCGTCAGAGATGGTTCCTCTTGGTGTAGAAATTATTAACGGTTTGTTGGCTGGTTTTGCTAAAAAGTATCCTAAGTTGATTGCTGAGGCTAGAAGAATGGCTAGGGCTGTCAGAGATGAATTCAGGGACATGTTCAAAATTAGTTCTCCTTCCAAAGTGATGATGACTATTGGTGAGCAGATCGCTATGGGTCTGGTTATTGGTATGGAGCAGGGAATAAAAGCGATTGAGGGTGCGGCTTTTGATATGTCTGCTGCTGCTACTCCTGAGTTGCCGGGTGTTGGTTACCCGATGATGGGGAGTTCTGCTTTGATGGGGGGTTCTGCTGCCACTGGTAATTCTGGTTCTTCTGGTTTTAGTTCAACGTACAACATTACGGTTCAGGCTGGCGTAGGCGACCCACGCAAAATAGGTCAAGAAGTCGTTGAGTACATTAAAACTTTCGAGAACTCTAACGGCAAAGTTTTTGTGAGCGCGTAATGGCTGGTTTTGATCCACGGACTTTTTATGATTCTAGTTTTCAATATACAAACAATGGTCTGTATAACGGGTTTAATTATCCCGGCCCTAACAATTCAGACTGGGAGATCCTTCTCGCTGTGGATCTAGCCGCAAACGGAGTAGGTGACTGGTTTACTCTGGATGATCCTGTTAAGGGCTTGTTAGATAACGCAACGTATCTTCTCGCTGGAGAAGTGTTGGTGGACATAACTAGGTGGGTGCGTAACCTTTCTGTTAGCCGTGGTCGTTCCCGGCGCATAGGTACTTTTACTGCCGGGAGTTGCTCGTTTGTTTTGGATAACCGTGACCGAATCTTTGACCCACTTATGGCTGGTTCACCTTTTTTTGGTTCTATTGTTCCTCGTAAAGAAGTCCGTGTGTTTTACAGGAAACGAACCGTGTTCATCGGTAACGTGCAGGACTGGGATTATTCTTACAACGTGAACGGTGACTCAGTTGCGATACCTTCTAGTATTGACGCTTTAGCGTACCTGTCCCGGTTGAAGTATCCTGCTCGTGCTGAAATAGCGGAACACGCGACAGCGAGGGTAGGCAGGGTTCTTGACGCTGTTGGTTGGCCTGATGCCGGAAGAATTATTTCCGTGTTGCCATTCGCTGACGCTTACTTACACACTGACACTCATGGGGATGTTTCTGCTTTGACGTATTTACAAAACATTGAGTTGAGCGACTTGGGTGCATTGTTTGTGAACAAAAACGGGTTGGTTGAGTACCGTTCAAGGAGGGTTTGGGACGATTCTTCGCAAGCCACTTTTGGGATAGGTGGGATTCCTTTTAGTAACATTGAAGTGACGTATGAAACTGACGCTATGACTAATCTAGTCAGTGTTGGTTACGGTGCTTCTTCGACTAACGTGTTTACTGATACACCTTCTCAGGATTCTTACGGGGAGTTGAGTACCTCGTTCAGCACACTCCTTGCTGACACAGGTGAGGCTGACATGTTCGGTGATAGTTACATTGCTTCTTTCAAAGACCCGAACTATTACATTCGCAGCGTTTCGGTGAACCTTCTTGGGGTGGAAACAACTTTCGTTTCTACGCTTTTAAGTCTTGAGTTGCGTGACACAGTTGAAGTTATTTTTAGGCCAAACAACACGGGTGTTCCGCAAGTATATGAACTTGTTATTGACCAGATAGAACATCAAGTGTCACCGGGAAGGCATGTAATGAAGTTTGCTATGAGTCCCCCATTTATTTTCGTCCCTTCAATGGTTGGGATTTAACGTGATTTATTTAATAGAGTTCCTGCCCGTATTATTGTGAATAAATACTGATTGGATAGTGAGGAAGTTATGGTTGATTTTGTTGCGAGTACCGTGTTAAGTGCCGCGAATCTTGACGCGGCGTTTAATTCTTCGGTTTTGAATACGCAGACTGGAGGAACGTATAGTTTGGTTTCGGCTGATCAAGGTGAGATTGTTGTTGGTAATAACGCTTCGGGTTTAACAATAACTATTCCAACGAACGCTGTTGTTCCTTTGGCTGTCGGTACGCACATTGGGATTCTTAACATTGGTGCGGGTAACATTACGGTTGTTGGGGCGGTCGGGGTTACTGTTACCCCAACAACAAGAACGGTGGCTACTGATGAGGCTGCGACTCTTATCAAAACGGATACGAATACTTGGCGTTTTGTGCGTGGTGGTTTCCCAAAAGCCGTAGTGTCCTCTAGTACTGCTGCCACTGTTACGAGTGTCACGACTGGAGGGCTTCCGGCTAAGGTTTATAGGTTCACGGGGACGGGTTCTATTACGTTTCTTACTGCCGGTTTAGTGGACGTTATTTGTCAGGGGCCGGGTGGGGTTGGTTCCTTTGGGCAAGGCGGGGCAGGTGGCTTCGTTTCGGTTGCTAATGTTTTCGTTCCGGCTGGTTCCCGGCTTGTTTATATTGGTGCAGGCATGGGTGGAACTTTTCTTCAGGGACATTTTGAGTCCTCGTTTTTTTCTGGTGTTGTAGCAACTGGTGGTGGTTCAGGGGCGCAGTACTACGACAGGCAGCCTTCTGGTGGAGCGTGTGGTGGTGGATCTGGCTCGTTTGCTTCCAGTTCTTTCGGAGTGGGTGCAAGGTTCCAAGGAGTAATTGCAGTATCCGCTGGTGTAACACGCGGCGGGAATGGTGCTGGTGTCAACGGCGGTGGGGGCGGGGGTGTTGCCGGTGACGGGTCTGGCGGTAGCGGTGGTGCTGGGGCAACTCCCGCTGCTGATTGGGGTTCACCCGGAACACTTGGTAGGGGTGGTGGTGGTAACCCGAACACTGCGAACACTGGCAACGGTGGATCAGGTTCTAACGGTAACTCTGGATTAGTTTTAGTTCGCGTTCTTGACTGATGAAAGGTTGTGGTTAAAGTGGCTCATTTCGCTAAAGTGGTGGACGGCAGAGTTGTTTCTGTCATCGTGGTGGACAACAAAGATTGCGGAGGTGGGGAATTCCCCGAATCGGAAAGTATCGGACAAGAATTTCTTGAAAGCAAAGGACTAGGAGAAGGATGGTTACAAACTTCTTACAGCGGCTCGTTTCGGAGAAGGTTCGCACCTATCGGGGGTTTCTACGACTTTGAGGGTGAAGCGTTTTACCCTGATTCACCGGGGGGCAACTGGACGCTGAACACTGACACATGGCAATGGATCAATCCTTCAGGCAGTAAACTTCCCAACGATTAGAAGGTAGAATACTGTTATGGCTTACCCCGACACTTACACTGTTCTAGCGAATCCCGCTGGAACAGACCCGATGAGTTCACCCGCACACGCTGGGCAACACTCTGACGTTAATGACGCTGTTGAGGCTCTTGAAGCAACACTTGGATTAAACCCTGAAGGCGCTTACGCTACTGTCGCGGCACGGATGTTGGTCGTAGATTTAGCCGCTGACGCGGCTGCCGCGAGCGCGGTTTCCTCCGAATCTTCTGCTCAAGGTGCGTTACAGTCAAACCTTGACGCTGCCGCAGCGAGCCTGTTGGCCTCACAGTGGGCAACTAAACTGATTGACCCTGTTGAGTCAACTAATTATTCCGCGAAGTTTAACGCTAACCTTGCGGCGGCTTCTGCCCTGCAAGCCGCTGACCTTTATGACCTGTTCGATGACCGTTTTTTGGGTGCGAAAGCCGTAGCCCCGACTTTAGATAACGACGGTAATGCTCTGGTTGCTGGGGTGCTGTATTTCGACACGGTGTATGTCGCTATGTACGTTTACACGGGAACGGTTTGGATTGACGCTGCGACTAGCCTTTTTTCTTGGAGTGGCCCTGTAACTATTTCTGCTAACGGAACGGTGGCTGCTTTACGCATCACTCAGACTGGGACTGGTGACGTTCTTCTTGTGGAAGATGAAGCGACGGACACGACCCCGTTGCGGGTGACGGCTGACGGGTCTGTCATTGTTTTGTCTACCGTTTCGGCTGAAGACTCAGGTAGGTTCACTGGTCATGGCGCTATTACTCTCTGTACTAACGCGACCCGTCCCGCTGCCCCTTCTGAGGGTGACATTATTTATGAAACGGAAACGGATCTTTTCTTTGGTTATAACGGTGTTGAGTGGACGAGTATTGGTGGGGGTTCTGTTGCTTATCAGACTACGCCCCCGACAATAAACTTGTCGGATGGTGTTTTGTGGATTGACTCTGACGGTCAAACGAGTGTCCTTAACGCTAACGATTACTACCAAAAAATTGAAACGTACAACAAAGCAGAAGTTTTAGCGTTACTGCAAACCGCAGGGTTTAATCCGTTCTTTCTGATAGGAGTTTAATCATGGCTATTGTTTACAAAGAATCAAGTGTTCAGGGTACGGCAGCGGTTGGAACGTACGCGACATTGTATCAGTGCCCTGCTGCCACGACTGCGGTGGTTGGCCTTATTGGTATCTGTAACACGGCTGCGACTTCAGCGACTTTCCGTATCAGTGTCATGGCTACTGCCGGGACACCTACCACGGCTGAAGCAAAAACTTGGGACACGGTTGTTGCCCCGAATGACACGTTGAGTTTAAGTCTTGGGTTAGTAGTGGGCGCTTCACGTTTTGTTCGTGTTTCTTCGAGTGCTAACACGGTAAGTTTCTTTGCTGCTGTTTCGGAGATCACAGCGTGAGTGTTCGGCGCTGGTCACAGTCTGGACTTTACGGGTTTAGGGCCAACAACCTTCAGGCATGGCCTCCTATTGCTTTGGGTGGAACGATTACTACCGCTGGCGGTTTCCGTGTTCATACTTTCACGACTGTTGGGTCAGATACTTTTCAGGTAGTTACTGGGATAAGTAACGTGGAGTATCTGATAGTTGCAGGTGGGGGAGGCGCTGGTACTTACGCGGGCGGCGGCGGCGCAGGAGAGGTCGTCTGGGTCACAGGCAACTTAGTATCCCCAGGACCTTATGGAATATCTGTAGGAGCAGGAGGAATAGGTTCAACGGGGGTATTTGCAGCGGGAATGCACGGGTCTTCTTCAGGAGCATTTGGCCAGAATGCCAAACCGGGTGGGGGAGCAAAGTCATCAGATGATTCAACACCCGGGCACAACGCAGTCTTGGATACTGTTGCGAATGGCGGTGGAGGGTCCTCACGATCAGCCGGATATTTTGGATCTGTTGGGCTGTTTACTGGTGGGGTTACAGGAACAAGATATGGTGGCAATCGTGGAGGACAGACCGCCTTTGGTTCCGGTTCTGGAAACCAACAAATAAACTATCCCGGGGGGGGCGGTGGAGGTGCTGGAGCATCTGTAACTAGTAATTCTGGAGGAACAAATGCAACTAGTGGCGGAGCAGGAATTTTGAACTCAATAAATGGCTCTCCTTTGTATTGGTCCGCTGGAGGTGGTGGAAGTTGCTACTATGGAGGAACTGCAGGGAATGGGGGTATTGGCGGCGGTGGAGGGGGAGGTGCTGGAGGTGCTGGAGGTTCTGGAGGAGGTTCTTCTATTAACCTTGGACAATCTGGAAGTACTACTGTTGGAGGTAACGGAGGTGTGAATACCGGATCTGGGGGTGGAGGAGGACGGGGGGAGACTAGTAGTAGGGGTGGAGACGGCGGCTCCGGCATCGTGATCATCCGGTATCCGTTGTAATGCGCTGGAAAACCACCGAACAAATAACGAACCTGTCGAAAGACGGTGAAGTGTTCGACGAGAACTGGGCGAACTACGACCGTATTTTTCAGTACATGCCTGAAGCCACCCCTTGGACTGCTAACCGTCCCCCTCGCGTTGACGAGGTGGACATTTGGGAAGTGATCACTGAGATGAGTGGCCCAGTTGGGGTGTACGCAGCGTGGCAGCCACACGCAGAGTTGTATGTAGTTACTAGCGGCTGGAAGATTGTTGCTGAGTTTTCTGGGTGGAACGCGAACAACAGGCTGGAACAGTTCTTGTTACAACACAATATCCCGTTCCCCCGTGGCGCTGATTCTACACCAGTGCCCTTTGAGTCCTCTATCATAGTCATAGGAGGCTAAATAATGGCTACGATTAGTAACGTCCCGAAACCGGCTTACGTTTACGACCTGAATGACGATGCGTGGTATCCGATAGGTGGTTTACCTCAAGCGTTCTTGACCGTATTCGAGTTCACTGCGACAGCCGCCCAAACCACGTTCACGGGTGCTGACAACAACACTTTGACTCTGGCTTACATAACCGGCGGGATAAGCGTATATCTGAACGGTGCGCTACTTACTCCTACGGATGATTACACAGCCACTACGGGGACGAGTGTGGTGCTAGTTTCTGGGGCTACTCTTAACGATATTCTGGTTGTTGAAGCAATCGGGACTTTTCAGGTCGCTGATACTTACACTCGTTCTGAAGTTGATGCCCGTCTATCATCTATTGAGGCTCTTGCCTTGCTAGGTCTTTAAGGAGAATCATGGCTAACACGTTTAAGGTTTTGTTTCGCGGGGCTGCTGACACGTCATCGGTCACGTTGTATACGGTTCCGGCTGCTACGACGACGTTGGTGAGTTCTATTGTTGTGACTAATACTGCTGCTGTTACTGCGACTTACGATTTGTCTTTGGGTGGGGTGGTGTTGGCGAATGATGTCGCGGTTCCGGCTAATGATTCTGCGATTTTGGAGATTAAGCAGGTTGTTGTTGCTGCTAACACGATTGCTGGTTTGGCTTCGGCTGTTACGGTCAATTTTCATATTTCCGGGTTGGAGATTTCGTAGTGTCGGTTAAAAGGTTTAGGACTTCTTTGTTGAGTCAGGGTAAAGAGTACGGTGTAATGAGTGGTAGGTCTAACCTAACTCCCAATGCTACGGGGGGAACTGTAACTGATGCTGGAGGATTTAGGATTCACTCGTTTACTACCGTTGGAAGTTCCAACTTTGTTGTTACTGCGAATTTAAGTAGTGTTGAGTATTTGATAGTTGCCGGGGGTGGGGGTGGCGGCGGTCATGCAAATGGAATGCACGAGGGTGGCGCTGGCGGCGCGGGTGGGTTTTTAACAGGGAGTTCTTCTGTGATCCCAATTCAATATGCTGTTAGTACTGGCGGGAATGGTGCCGGTAACGGATCTAATACCGGCTCAGGGCAGGTTTCTTCTTTTAACTCTCTCGTTGGTGTTGGGGGTGGCAGTGGTGGCAGTGGTTCTTTTAACGGAACCGTAGGTGGTTCTGGTGGTGGTGCCGGATGGTCTGGTGGTGGCGGCGGCGCGGGTACCGCTGGTCAAGGAAACAGTGGTGCTGCGGCCGGTGGCGCGAATAACGGAGGTGGAGGCGGAGGGGGCGCGGGATCTGCCGGAACCGCTGGAGCAAGCGGAGGTTCGGGAGGGGCTGGCCTTTCATCTACGATAAGCGCAACTCCTACGTTTTACTGTGGTGGCGGGGGTGGTAGTCGTCACAACCCTACGGCTCAAGGGGGTAACGGCGGTGGGGGCGCGGGTCAACCAACCTCTTCGGCAGGGGTCGGTACGGCAGGATCTCCAAATCTTGGAGGAGGAGGAGGGGGAGGACACTCCCCTACTCCTAACACTGGGGCGAATGGCGGCTCCGGCATCGTGATCATCCGCTACCTACTACTCAGTTACCAGTACGATTAGTCAGGAATATCAAGTTATGAGTGAATCAACATTTTTAGGAGCCGGTAATGACTAGAGCGCGTGACACGGCAGAGTTAGCGGTTACTGCCGCTAAAGCAAGCCCTACACAGAACGCAATCACTTCCACGGCTTACACTGCCGTGCTTTTGGATGTTGGTAAAACCGTTACGAGGTCTAATGCGGCGGCGAGTACTCATACGATACCGGCTCAAGCAACTGTCGCTTGGGAAGCGAACACGCAACTCAATTTTTTGAACATTGGTGCGGGCACTGTGACAATCACCCCGGCTGCCGATGTCACTATCAACGGCGAACCACTCACTCTTGCGACGTCAAAGGGGGGAAGCCTAGTCCGCACCGCAAGCAACGTATGGACGTTCATCCCTTTCTCCGCTGGTGTTGACCTAGACACCAATAAAATATTTCGAGCCTTTACAGGTTCGGGTAGTGTAGCCATTCCTTCGTTTGCCACTAAAGTCTATTACGTTGTCGTTGCGGGTGGTGGCAATGGCTCAAGTGCT